AAACATAACAATAACAATAGACGACACTAATGAAAAAATATTAAAAAATGATTTGTTAGACATTAACCAATGGGTGCAAGATGCAGTTGTTGGAAAACAAAATAATTGTTGGAAAAGATTTCAACAAGAATGGACTACCAAACTTATGAATGATGAAAGTTTTACAGATGCTATTCCATCTAACAAAGAAGATTTTGTAAATTTAGTAACTGCTAGAGCAGATTATCAAACAAGACAGCAAAGAGAAGATGAAGTTCAATAATAAGGAGAAACAACATGATAGAGTACACTTGGTCTTTTTCAAACTTTGAGACAAACTCAGAGAATGTAGTTAAGACAATACATTGGAGATATACAGCAGTAGATGGAGAATATTCTGCATCTATGTATGGCTCTTGTGCAGGTTCAGAAGGTATGAACTTTGATGCTATGACTAAGGAGCATTGCGAAAATTGTGTTCTTGAAAATCAAGATACAACAATTGAAGATATGCAAAGCAATTTGTCTGCACAAATCGAAGAACAAAAGAACCCTGCATTGACATCAAAAACTAAGGAGTGGTAAGACTTAATCTTACAAAAAATTCTGATATAATAGCCATAAATAATTTTTAATTTATGGCATTCGGAATAGCAGCATTTGCAGAAGCACCTTTTGCGTCATTAGCCTCAACTAATGCGACTGTTGCTGTATCTGGAATACAGCTTAATACCAATATTGGTAATGAAATAGTTACAGGAAACGCTAATGTAACTTTAACAGGTATTCCATTAACATCTACTATAGATGATATAACAATTGCTCTTAATACACCTGTTGATATAACAGGTGAAGATTTAACAATCAATCTTGGTGATGAAACAATTACAGCAAATGCTAATATTGCTGTTACAGGCGAACAACTAGACTGGACTATAGGAACATTCTCAGTTACAGCAGATGGTAATATAAGTATTCCTGTTTCTCCAGAACATGAAATAACATCAGATTTAGGATCTACAAATGTAACTGGAGATGCAAATGTTACGATTACAGGCCAGTCTGTATCTTTAACATTGGGTCAAGAAACAATTGATTTAAATACTCCTGTTGATGTAACAGGACAACAACTGTCCACGAACACAGGATCGGTAACAATTGATTTAAATACTCCTGTAAATTTAACAGGACAACAATTAAATATAACTTTAAATAATCCATTAATTACAGCATGGTCTAACGTTGATCCTGGAGTAACTAACACTTGGACTGAGGTAAATACAAGCGATACTGCTGTTTGGATAGAAGTTGATCTTGCCGCTTAGAAGAGATATAATACAGTAAATTATGGCATCTACATATTCTACAGATATAAAATTAGAACTAATGGCTACTGGTGAAAACGCTGGTACATGGGGAACTAAAACAAATACAAATTTAAATTTAGTACAACAAGCAATTGCAGGATATGAAGCAATTAATGTGGCCTCAGCAGATGTCGCTTTAGTTATGTCTAATGCTTCTATATCTAATGCAAGAAACATGATTCTTAATTTTACAGGAACTTTGGCAGCGAACAGAACTGTAACAATACCTGATTCAATTGAAAAGTTTTATATTTTAAAAGATAGCACAACACATGGATCATACTCCTTAACTTTTAAAACTGTATCAGGTACAGGTTTTACTTTAGACCAAGGTAAAATTCACGCAGCATATTCTGATGGAACGAATGTTACTGAAGTTTCATTAAATACTTTAGGCGGAACAGTAGGGACTACCTCAATAGCCGATGATGCCGTGACTAACGATAAGATAGCTGACAATGCAGTAGACTCAGATCAAATCGCAGCCGATGCAGTGACTAATGCAAAAGTAGCCGCAGATGCTATTAATACAACACAAATAGTTAATAATGCAGTTACTACAGCTAAAATAGTTAATGATGCAGTTACTGCAGATAAACTTCAAAGAAAATTCACAATCAGTACTAGTGATCCATCTGGTGGCAGTGATGGAGATATCTGGTTTAAATATACATAGGAGGCCCCATGGCTAATACCTATGGTAAAGCATCGGGAACATTTAGAAACATAACTACTATTAAAGTAAAAGTAGCAGGTACATGGAGAGAAGTAATTACTGGTTTTGCTAAAGTAAGTGGAGTTTGGAAACCTGTTTATTATTCTTTTATTCAAGCAACAGGGGGAAGTATATCTGACACTACGATTGGAGGAGTTCCTTACCGAGTACATACTTTTACTTCTACTGGTTCTTTTGTTATATCGAGTGCACCTCCAAGTGCAACGGTAGAAGTATTTATGTGGGGAGGTGGAGCAGGAATTGGAGGATATAATCCACCAGGTGGATTAGATCCTGGAAGAAATGGCGGAGATGCAGGTGGTGGAGCTTATGCTTATAAAAGTGTAGCGGTTAGCTCTGAAACATTATCGGTCTGTGTTGGTGGGGGCGGAACAGGTGGTTCTGCTGGAGCAGGTGGATCAGGAATTACAATTAGTGGAACGCAGTATTATTATGGAGGAAGAGGAAACGCTCCAGGGCCTTCTGGATTCTCCCAAGGTGGAGGTGGAGGTGGTGGAGCTTCTGCTTTCATTAGAGGAACAACAGGTTTAATTGTAGCTGCTGGAGGTGGTGGCGGTGGAGGTGTAGAAAGAGCTGGTTTAGGATACTCTGCAGGTAATGGAGGCGGTGGTGGTCAAAATGGTACTCCTTCTCCACAAGGTGCAAGCGGAGGAACGGCTGGAGCTTCTGGAACAACAAATGGTTTAACTAATAATGCTGGAGGAGATCAATCTGCTGGAGGTGGCGGAGGTGGTGGTGTCAATGGTGGTGGTGCTGGAGGAAACCCTGGTAGAGACAATGCAGGTGGTGGTGGAGCTGGTGGAGGAACTTCTTCTGGATCTACTGTTGTGAATGGAAACTACCGTGTACCAGGAAATAATACAGGATATAATACAAGTAATTACGGTTATGGTGGCGGAGGAGGATTCCCTCCTGCTCAAACAAATGGAAACCCAGGATTAGTTGTGGTACGATACCCTATACAAAATTAATATGCCATTAACAAACGTACAAATTAGACCAGGTATCAATAAAACTGACACACCTTCAGGTGCGGAAGGACAATGGATTGATAGTGATTTTGTAAGATTTAGATATGGTCAACCTGAAAAAATAGGAGGGTTCACGGCCATCGGACAACAAACAATAGCAGGTCCTGGTAGAGCACAGCACACTTGGAATGATTTAGAAGGTAGAAAATACGCAGCGATAGGTACCTCAAAAGCTTTATATGTTTATTATGAAGATAAATTTTATGATATAACTCCATTACAAACAGCTATAACTGGAGCAACATTTGATTCTACAAATGGATCAAAAACAATTACTGTTAATAAAGTAAGTCATGGTTTAGATGTTGGAGAATATGTAACTTTCTCAAGCGTCACGATTCCAGGCACATCTTCTTTTACTGCAGATGATTTTGAAAATTTTACTTTTGAAATTTTAACAGTTCCTAACGCAGATACTTTTACCATTGAAATGCAAAACAATGAAACAGGTACAGCCATGTCTGCTGGTGGATCAGCAACAATTGATCCTTATGAAGAAATTGGCCCAACTATTCAAACATATGGTTATGGTTGGGGAACAGATACTTGGGGTTCGGGTGAATGGGGAGAAGGTAGTACATCATCAAATGTAATTCTTGATCCAGGTAACTGGAGTTTAGATAATTTTGGACAACAACTTATTGCAACTATTAAAGATAGTAAAACTTTTACTTGGGATCCAGGAACTACAAGTCCTCAATTAGAAACTAGAGCAACTTTAATGACAGGTGCCCCAACTGCTACTAGACTTACACTTGTATCCGATCGAGATAGACATGTAGTTCATTTTGGAACTGAAACTACTATTGGCACTTCAAGCACGCAAGACCCTATGTTTATTAGGTTTAGTGATCAAGAAAATTACAATGTATATGAACCCACTTCTACAAATACTGCTGGTACATTTAGACTTGATACAGGTAATAAAATTGTAGCTGCAGTTTCAGGTAAAGACTATAATTTAATTCTAACCGATCAAGCTGCTTATACAATGCAGTTTGTAGGTCCACCATTTACATTTTCTATTAGACAGGTAGGTTCTAACTGTGGGTGTATTGGACAACATGCTGTTGTGTATGCAGATGGTCAAGTATTTTGGATGGGTACAGGTGGAGGCTTTTTTAAGTTTGACGGTACAGTTAAACTACTTCCCTCTTTAATAGAAGATTTTGTTTTTACTACTACAGGAGATAATATTGGTGTTAATTATTCTTCTAATGAAATTATTTATGCATCACATAATTCTTTATTTAATGAAATCGTTTGGTTTTATCCTTCAGGTAAACCTTTAAATAGCCCAGCTGTACAAAATAATAG